GAGGTTATTGCAGCGAGTAAAGCAGAGCCAGAACAGGAAGAGCAATGAACATAGAACATTTTTTATTTGAAGCACGTAGAGTCTTACGTGCTAACACACACACAGGATTTAAACAGTGAGGTTAATATGAAAAAGCAAAAAGGATTTGCACCACTTATTCCCTTAGCAGTAATTGCGTTGGCGATGATTGTCGGACTTGCTTTTGAGAAGATGACTACAATTATTGATCACCCCGTTGAACAAGCAAGTGAAAAAGTACTCGCTAAGCATGGAGTTAATGTTGATTTTTCATCTGATAAAAAAAAACTAAAGGATAAATAATGGACTGGAGCACATGGGAAAACTGGTCTGAAAAAGAATTTGCTTGTACGCATTGCGGCAAGTGCGAAGTGTTACCAGAGCTAGTTGATATGCTTCAAGAGATAAGAAGCAAGATTGGAAAGCCTATGTTTATATCAAGCGGGTATCGATGTGCATTACATCCCGTTGAAGTTACGAAAGATAAACCAGGCGAGCACACAACAGGCCTTGCTTGTGATGTGATTTGCCATGGTTCTCGAGCAGTCTCTATGGCTAAATTGTTTCTTGATTACGGTGTGACTCGCATTGGGTTTCATCAAAAGGGAACGCCTAGTCATAGATTTATACATGTCGGCTTGGCTGATAAGCATGATAATAGATTTGCATCTGCCATGTGGACTTACTAAATGATTATGGTTGAACTGCCTTGGCCGCCTAGCGTTAATCATCTTTATTCTCGTACTAGAGTTGGTGGTATCATGCTTACAAAAAAGGCGCGTGAGCATAGGTGTTCGGCTATGATTATTCTTAATCAATACTCTGGAGCGTTTGATGCAAAGGCAAGACTGGTTGTAGAGATTATTTTTTGCGCACCGAACCGTAGAAAATATGACCTAGACAATCGAATCAAATCCACGCTTGACAGTCTTGAGTGCTCAAAGATGTTTCCTAATGATGAACAGATTGATAAGCTTATTGTCTCGAGAGGGGAAATTATAAAAAACGGTAGTTCATTAGTTACCATAAGAGAAATTAACGGCTAGGAATAAGCGCCCGCTTACCCCGGCCTATCAAAACAATCTGTCAAGGAGAATGTAGTGAGTAAAGCTATTGTATCAAAACATTATAAATCAAACATCCCTGAATATAATATATGGCGAGCGATGAAAGCTCGATGCTTAAGAAAAACCGCAAAAGATTATGACCGATACGGTGGCCGTGGTATTACGTTATGCGATAGCTGGAAAGGTAGTTTTCAACATTTCATGATAGACATGGGGGAGCGACCATCAAACCATTACTCAATAGATAGAATAAATAATGATGGTGGGTATGAAAAACAAAACTGCCGCTGGGCAACCGCTAGAGAACAGGCGGGCAACAAGAGAAATACTAATCCATCAATAAAAATAACATGCAAAGAATGTAAAGGTGTTCATTGGGTAGTGGCCTCAAAAAAAACAACCTCAATATTTTGCTCTAGGGTATGCAGAAATGCATTTCAAAACAAACCAAATACTGTTTGCTTGTACTGCAAGAAAGGTTTCAAAGTTAAGTTGAGCGCCTTACTTACAACAAAGCATTGCTCAGTAACATGTAGCGAACTCACAAAATCATTAAATAGAATAGAAAAGTCTTGCCTTAATTGTGGAGTCAAGTTTATCGTGCCTAAGTGTCACGCTGACAGAGGAAAGTGCTGCTCAAGAGAATGCTCGAACGCACACAGGTGGGGCAAGTAAATGCTAGTTAAAACGATTGACTACTGGGATATTTTTGATGCGTACGACTGGCAGAGAGATTTAGTCAAAGCTTTCTTTAGTGGTGATTATGATAATTATTTAATCTGCATTCATCGCAGAGCGGGTAAGGATTTCTGCTATTGGAATTTAGCCTGGTTAGTTGCGGCCATGGTTCCTGGTAATTATTTATACACCCTTCCCAAGATAGCCCAATCCAAAAATGTTATTTGGCAAGGAACTATGCTCGATGGTCAGCGCTGGATAGATTTAATCCCTAAACACTTGTTGGCACGCGAGCCAAACAACACCGAGAGAAAGCTTTACTTTACTTCGGGAAGTATACTAACGGTAACAGGCGCTGATAGTATCCTTGGTTCACACCTAGGATCAAACTTACATGGTATATTTATTTCAGAGCTACAGAGAACATCACCAGTCATACTAGATTATCTGCGACCCATTCTAAAAAGAACATCAGGTTTTCTTTGTTGTAACTTTACTGCCTTTGGAAAAAACCACGCCTATAAACTACTTAAGACTAATGAGGATAACCCTAGATGGTACTGCCAAACATTAACCGTAGACGACACTAAGGATAATGAAGGACGGCCAATATTCAGCCCTGAACAAATAGAAGATGAACGGCAGTCTGGTATGGAAAATGATTTGATTGAGCAAGAGTACTATTGCAATTTCGAAATAACAGTCAAAGGCACGTTCTTTAGTGAGCAGTTAGAAAGAACTAAAAGCAGCGGACGCATTATTGATGATATGAAAATCTACCCTAACATTCCCGTCCATACTTCATGGGACATTGGTAGTCGAGACACTAATAGCATTTGGTTCTTTCAAGTTGTAGGGGTAGGTCAGTCTCAACAGTTTAGATATTTTTATCAGCATGACAAAACCTATGGAGACATCGATTATTATATTAATTTGCTTCACGAAATTAAAGAGCGATATGGGTTTAGTGGTTACGGGAAAAACTTCATGCCTCATGATACATCACAAACTGAGTGGACCACTGGCAAGACACGACTACATGCACTCATGCAAAAAGGTTTAAGTGTTGCATTAGTTCCAAGAGTTAGAGTCATAGAACGGATACAGATAGCACGAGGAAACTTTGATATGTGCTGGTTTGATTCCAAAGGATGCAAGAATGGTCTCAATGCACTAGAGTGCTCACGTGCAAAGTATGACGAAACTAATAAATCATTCAGCGCTGATGAGGTTCACGACTGGGCAAGTCACCCAAGCGCAGCCTTTCAATACGGTCACGTTGGGTGGCTTGATTCATATAACAAACCTAAGATGCTACAACAAAAAGAATATGCTAGACGTATGCGTTAGCGCCCTCTTATCTCTCTTGACTTAGCGTCTCTGAATCTTGCAGCAAGTTCATTTTCATAGTTCTTATCTTTAGCTCTCATATTATTTTTAATTTCTGTTCGGTATTTAATTTTATCATTCTCAACTTCAACTGATGATTCAAATTTAACACCGTCATTAGCTGATGAGCTAGGAATATTAGTAGAGGGTGCAGCCATCAATCTCATCTGATTAAATAATTTAAAATCTGCCGGGGTTAGTAGCCAGTTATTTTGTACTGTGCTTACTTCTTCAGCAGTTAAATTTTCACCCATCCATTTATTAACTGCTTGATAAGTGTGAGCATCATTGACGGTTAGCTCTTTCTTTAGCTCTTCCTCTAAAGTCTTAACCATTTTTAGGTTTGCCTCTTTATATCCTTCGACAAGATGTTTAAAACCATCTTGAGATAAACCGATATCTTTTAAAGCAGGCATTAAACTTTCTATTAGTGGATCGTTAGCCTCAACATTTTCTATCCCCTCTGCATTATACTTATCGTCAGGACTACCCCAATACTTGCCCATTTTCTTTTGAAGTTCTGAGTAAGATTTAGCTTGGTCCTCAACAGTTTTAAATTTATCTTTCATAAACCATTCTGGCGACTCTTCCTCAACTGGCTTTTCTTCCTCAGTGGTTGGAGTCTCTGCCTGTGCTACCTCTGCTTGAGGCTCTTGCGTTTCATTAGGAGTTTGTTCAACAGGGGCTTTTTCTACTGGTGCTTGTTCTGCTGGCGCTGCTGCTTCTTCTACGACTTCGCTTGCTGGTGCTTCTTGGTCCATTATTTACCTCGCTTCATTGTTTTAATATCAACTGTCTTTTCCGGTTGATTCATATGTAACTGAATCGCATTAGAAAAGGATCGTATAACTTCATTCTTTCCTTCATTAAAGTATGCCCACGAGGGTTCTTTGCCAGGAAAAGCAACAGGCATTCTAAAATGTTTATCTTCTAAGTGCTTAAGAAGTTGACCACCTATTTTATTTTTAAAAAATACTTCGTAACAAAGCTCATTGAACTTAACTTGCCATTGGATTTCGTTTGATACTAACTGATTATTTTTATTCATCTGGTATTATTCCTTCATTCTCTGCTTGCTTTATTGCAGCGGCACCAGCTTCTTGCATCATTTTCTCAATCTCTTCTTTAGATTTTATATTTGCCATCTCTACATCTTGGTTGCGCGCAAGCGCTTGAACTAAGTCGGGCGTTCTTAATGATGCCGTTGCCGCCTCAGGTCCAACCATCGATGCTAATGCTTGATAGAATCCTAGTAAGTTATCTGTTTTGATTTGTCCTTTCGCTGTCATTAATGGAGTTTCATAACTCATTCCTAAAATCTCACCATCAAGAGATAACATTTTTTCTCTTATTGAAGGCTCAATATTTGAAAAAGTTTCAGGTTGAAGCTTGTTTATAATCCACATGCTTCGCTTAATGATTGGCGCAAAGAATTCATTTTGAAGTCTTGGGACCATAGCTGCAAACCCTTCTAAGTTTTCCTTGTATCTTATCTGCGCCTCGGTTGCTGTTCTGTCTGGCGCATTAATAGGACCAAGGGGGAATGCAAACATCATTTGATTTATTTGTTGTCTTAAATCGTTAATGACTAAAGATGAAAAGTTAATGTCACCGCTTGCAGGGAATCCCTGTATCGGCCATTGACCCATGATCATCTGTACCGGTATGATTGCGCCCGGCTTAGCTTCAAACGTATCCTGATTAAACGCTGAGTCACTAGCAGCCATATACATTGGATTAGCTTTAAACGCAGCGGCTATAAGTTCATCTTCCATTGCTTGATTAATAGTTGCGGCTGTAGGGTAAGCTCTAAGTGATGGGCCTCTTCCTCGCGTCTCACCTGTTAGCTTACGCATTCGATAAATAACCCAAGGCCAAGATGGGTTCGATTGTTCAAGTAATATCTCTTTAGCAGTAGTCATAACAACATACTTGTATCTGTCTTTATCATCTGCACTATAATCTATGAATGCGCATTCCCAAATATTAACTTTGTCATCAATATCTTTCCCTTGGGGTGTCTTAGCGCCTGGCCACATGTTAGTAATTGTTTCAACTCGAACGTCCATCCAATCTCTAAAGACTGCATCAACGCCGCCTTCAGAATTTCCTTCGAACATAACGTGACTGACAGGTACAGACTCAAATTTTAAAGGATCTTTCCTGGTGCCTTCATTAACAGCAATAACACCAGTCGATATTAAAACATCACTTAAGCTCTCACCGACAGAAGTATAAAAATTACTTCTATCTAGTATCTTAAAAAAATGATCGGTCATGTTTTGCGTTGCTTCAAGTGCTTCTTCATACTCTGCACTTTCAGGCTCACCGAACTGGTCGCCAGGCATGAACTTCATCCACGGCTGACCTTGCGGGACAAGCCCCATCAGCATTTTATCTGCTAGCTGCTGGTGGGCAATCGGTAAAGTCAGGTCATATATATCACCGTTGTATTGACTGCCTTGAGCAACTGCGCCACCTCTACCGTAGTTTTCAAAGGGATTGTAATCAGGTAGCGCGTAGTGATAAGCCGTTTGTAGCATTGTTCGCCACTGATCAAGATCCCCTTTGGCTTTGTTTCGCCTTCGAGTCAGTCGGTTGATATCAAGCTTGGGCTTAGTCTCTTCTTTTATTTCAGAAAAGACTTTAGCATTACTCCGCCTCTTAAAAATTTTATTTGCATCAACCATTACCCTAACCCTCCTCCGCCACCACCTAATGATGTGGTGTCTTTTGTAGTAGAGTCGGACGTAAAGAATCCACCGCTTGAAGCACGAGCACGAGCAGAGCGAAATAATAAGCGCTGAGCTTTTACTGTCTCTTTATTTGTTTTATCTTTTAATACTTTCGTTTGTTTTTCTAGTTCTTGTCTAGCTTTTTCGGACGCTCTTGCTGCATCGTCCGCCCTTCTTGCTGCCCCGCCATCTCCGCCGCCACCGCCCATAACTTGGTTATCCTTATATGATCTGGAGTTTTAATAATAAGTTTATTATACAACTGGCTTGGGGTTAAAGTAAAAGGCCAGTAGATACCAAGTAGGTACTGAACGGTTGCCGTGCACCCTTGAAGTGCAGGCATTGGATAATTAAATTTGTTTGTCTTCTTTACTTCAAGGCTCACAACTGTAGCAGTTGGGTTTGAATTAACAAACGTGCCTATCACATCTGATATAAAAGTTGCGGGTAATATGACCGACATTAAGTCTGTGCGTGATGGGTCTATACATAGCCAGCCAGTAGCCATTCTTTCATAGCGAACACATGTTTAAAGCCTGTGCGGCACAGCCAACTGAAAGGGTATTCAATTTCATCTTGGAAAATAATATGAATTTCTCTTGATGCTTCATAGTCGAACAACAATTTTAATCACCTTATGTTTATTGTTACCGTGAACTTTTTTGTTTATTAGCTTGTCATCTTTATAAATACATATATCACTACTGACAGTGCTGACAGCCCCGGAGTGCAGACTGTCAACCCTAGCTCTTAGCGAGCCCCTCATATAATACCTTCTTCCTCTTGCCACTCTCTTGAGCTAATTTCTTCTAAGTCTAAAGGGATTAAGCAATGCTGGCATCTCATAGTCGTTGCTTTATTCATGCCGCCTTTGGTCATGCTAGCAGTCACGATAAAGATATGCTTTCCCGTTTTACATTCAGTTGTTAGCTCAACTTTTTTCTTCACTGTCATTAGTTGATTCCTTTTTGTTTTTAGTTATTAACTGTTTAAGATCTTCTTTCATATCTTTCTTTGGCGTTATGTCTTTAGCTTCTTTCATGTCCTGCACCTCTTCGCGAATACTAATACCGCTTAATGCGTCGGCAAAAGTATCTCTTAAAGCAAAACCACGGGCTCGAATCTGTAACATGCGGTCAGGATATTGAGACCAAGGGCCAGCTTTCCCCCAGAGATTTGCTTTTTTTGCGTTGTCTATTGTGAATCGTCTAACTGTTTCCTCAGGGTAAGACTTGCGTTTAATCTTGCATTCATAACCAACCATCTCGCCTTTTTCATTCTTAATTACATCTTCAATAATGTATTCAAATTCTTGATGCCCTTGGCACACTGCGAGAACTGCATCACCCCACATCGTAGGCCTTCCGTTGATCACTGCGATGTTTTGCACTGCTTGCAGCTGACCCAGGCCCAACGTTCTACCGAACTCAAAGGCTACTAATATATCCGCTGGCTTATTTTGAAATTGCTTTGGTATCATTTGCGTCGTGCTCATCATATTAGCAATACGGTAAGCATGATCAAAATTTGATTCACTTAAAAGACTTTGGTTTGCTGTTTGAATTTCATTACTCATTGTTATAGTTCCTCAAGGTTTGCGTAATTAGGTAGTGATAAAGTTTGCATTGGGTATGCAGGCCAGCGGTTATCATCCTTGCATTGCTTGAAGTCTTGCATAAGCTTATTAAATAAATCTATTCCATACTGAATTGAATCATCATCAAGAACAAATGTTGCAGTGGCGTACGGCTCAACCTTTTCAACTGATAAAATAATAAACTTTTCCATTTCTACACCGACAGATTTAAGCGCTTCGCTAATCATTCCAGCCTGTAAAAAGTATCCGTAGTTATAAGCGCTGCGTTGAAAGTTTCTATAACTTCCATCTGCTGTGGTTTTTAAATCAATAATGATATTACCTAGCCACGCGTCTGGCCTAGCCTTACATTGAATGCCCGTGGCTTCGTGCGTCCAGTAAATTGATTGCTCAATCTTCGCACCCTCTAGTAATGATGTTGAGAATTCATCTTTTAATACTGAGCCAGCTATTTTTTTTGCTGTGCTATATACATCTTGAGCTATGACTTGCTTGCCTTGTAAATTATTTTGAAATTCACCCATGGCATTTTTGTTTATTTCTTCTATCTTAAGTCGCATAGATTTTTGCGCGTCGAATTCTTCACGCCCAATGTCTTTAAGTAAGCCAACTTTTGGCAGTGCTTTAATCTCAGGAGTAACAACGTAATCCGTGTCAAACAGTTCAGGCTCAAGCGTTAAGCAATGAACCAAGTTACCCATGATTAAGCTCTTATTAGTCTTATGGTCTACATAATACGGATTGATATATCGATTGTAATAGTAAGCCGGGGCTTGTTTGAGTAGCCACAATCCGCTTCGACTCACACCGTCGGATTTATGGTACTGCTCATTTTTTATATTATGAACACCGTCTTTAAAATTTCTCTGCATAATTTAGTCCTCAATTAATTCAGTTGATATGTTAACAATAATTGATTATGATATCAACTAACTTTTAATGAGGAAATAAATAAAATGACAACGGACCAGCTAAAAAAGTACTATGTGACGTGGGCAAATGCAATGCGAAAGCTTGAGCTCGGAGTTAATAGCTATAGGTATTGGGTTGATATTGGGTTCATACCCATTAAAGCGCAAAGAAGAATACAAAAGAAAACGAAGGGAGCACTTAAGTTAAGCACACATAAAGAAGAAAAGAAGGATAAATCAATCAATGGAACAATTAACAAGACACAGATCAATACAGGGAAGGACTAGGAACCTGTATTGATCTGATTTGCGATGTATTGTACTGTATCCAAACACAATCGCGATGTACCACACATCCGATTGCAAGGATCTGCTTGTCTAAGAAGCGAGAACGGTTCCATTATCCCTTCTCTCTCTCTCTTTTTCAAGCCTGTTTTTTAAACATGTTAAGTTTTTTTGATTTTGTTAACATAACTTATTGTTCATGTTAAGAAAACTTATAAAAGTTAACATGAAAATAATTTAATAGGGAAGGAAATGCTTTATAACTGTCTCAAAAGTAATCTTGATGGTGACATTGTAGAATCAATATCGACATCAAGAAGAAAATCATTTAAAGACTACGACGTAATAACGAGAAAAAAATGCATGGTCTCTGAAGATGCAGTAATTAATATTGCTTGTCGAACGTCTTACCCAATACCTTTGCCTGAAGTTAGCGACATGTTTAAATCAAAAATGAAAGTCAAAGATTTTTTAAATTATGAATCTGTCGAGAAATATGAGGGTGATATAGATTCATACAGAGAAGAGTTTAAATTATTATGGCTTGAACAATAAACCAACAACCCGCTGATTAAGTCGTAGAAATCTTAATCAGCGGTACCAATCCTTGATGAGCCCACAACGAATATGGTGCTCATTATATAAACTTACTATATGTTTAGCAACACCTAAACAGT